GGATTATACCAGAAGATTGGTTAAAAGAGAAGGGTAAAAACAAGCATCCAAAATTTGTAAAGTTTAGAGGAACAAAAGTAAAAAGGAGTAAACGATGACAGAGGAAAAGATAACGGAAGATGATTTTCTAGTTCGTGTAAGACCTGTTAAAACAGCAACTGGTTCGTATACAGGTGAAGCAAACTTTTCTGTCATTAGCAGTCAAGACAGCGAAGTTCCCCCTGACCTATATAAAGATATTGACTACATAGTACGATGTATGCTATCTACTATACCCTTGATGGAACAAGACGAAGAGTTTCGTGACTTTGTTAATTACTATGTTAAAAATAATTTTCAATATGAGTTTGACGAAACAGAAAATAAACCTTTGATACAGGATATAGATGGTAATGTTATCACAATTAATTTTAACACGGATACGGAGGGCAGTGCATGAGGCATGAAGCATATATGCAGGAAAAAATAGCTATGGAGCAACTAGAAAGAGCAGGTAAAAAGGCTTATGGTAATGTGGATATGGTCAATAGTCCCTCCCATTATAATCAGTCTGGCATAGAATGTATTGCCGCAATTCAAGCTGCACTTGGTCCTAACTTTAAATACTATTTACAAGGTAATATTATGAAATATTTATGGAGATTTGATTACAAAGGTAAGCCACTAGAAGATTTACAAAAGGCACAGTGGTATCTTAATACATTGATTGAAGACGTGGTGGCTAGTGATGAGGGTTAAAGTTTATCTTACACTAGACATTGATACAGAAGAGTATCCAATACCTGCAGATGAAAATGTAGGACAAGACATACAAGATAGTTTAGAAGAATACTTCTACGATGTTGAAGGCGTAGATATAAGAAACATGAAAGCAATTACGGAGTGATACATATGAACAATTATTTACCAACAGACTATCAAAACTTCATCGCGCTATCACGGTATGCACGATGGAAAGAAGATGAACAACGCCGTGAGACATGGGCTGAAACAGTAGAACGATACTTTGACTACATGGAAGATCACCTGTCCAAGATGGGCAGACAAGGTTCATCAGCAAAGAACTATGCTATGCCTGAAGACTTACGCGCGGAACTGGAGGAAGCTGTGCTTAATCAAGACATCATGCCTAGCATGAGAGCATTAATGACATCTGGTCCTGCACTAGATCGCTGTCACGTGGGTGCATACAACTGCTCTTATGTACCAATAGACAGCCCACGTGCATTTGATGAGACAATGTATATTCTTATGTGTGGCACGGGAGTAGGTTTCTCTGTAGAACGTGAAAATGTAGATAAACTACCTATCATAAATGAGTCTATGCATGAGACTGACACAGTAATTAAGGTTGGTGACTCTCGCCCAGGTTGGGCAAAGTCTTTGCGTGAACTTATCTCTTTGCTATATGTTGGTCAGATTCCTAAGTGGGATGTATCAGAGGTGCGTCCTGCTGGCGCAAGGCTCAAGACATTTGGTGGCCGTGCCAGTGGACCAGCACCCCTAGAGGAACTGTTTGAGTTTGTTATAGCCAAGTTCAAGGCCGCGACAGGTCGCAGACTGTGGCCTATTGAGTGCCATGACATCATGTGTAAGATTGGTGAGGTTGTAGTTGTAGGTGGTGTACGCCGTTCTGCTCTTATCAGCCTGTCTAATCTTGGTGATGACCAGATGGCACATGCTAAGTCAGGACAGTGGTGGGATACAGAACCACAACGTGCTTTGGCTAACAACAGCGTAGCCTACAAAGGTAAGCCAGAGATGGGTACATTCATGCGTGAATGGGTTGCTCTCTACGAATCTAAGTCAGGTGAACGTGGCATCTTTAATCGTGAAGCGGCAAAAACGCAAGCGGCGAAAAACGGAAGACGAGATTCACAACAAAGTTTTGGATGTAATCCCTGCAGTGAAATTATATTACGTCCATATCAGTTCTGTAATCTTTCAGAGGTTGTCGCACGTGCTAGTGATACACAACAGACACTTCGTGAAAAGGTTCGCCTTGCTACAATTTTGGGTACGTTCCAGTCCACACTTACAGACTTCAAATATCTGCGTAAGGTATGGCAAAAGAACACAGAGGAAGAAAGATTGCTTGGAGTATCTCTTACAGGTATCATGGATAACGACTTGCTAAGTGGTACATCTACTCACCTTGGCAAGAACATTGGTCAGACATTGGAATCATTGCGTGATACAGCAATAGAGACTAATGCTGCTATGGCTAAACAGCTTGGTATTCCACAGTCAACAGCTATTACATGCGTCAAACCTAGTGGCACAGTGTCACAACTTGTAGACAGTGCTAGTGGCATCCATGCTAGGCATAACCCACACTACATTAGGACTGTGCGTGGAGATAACAAAGACCCACTTACACAGTTCCTCATGTCAGAGGGTATACCTGCAGAGCCAGATGTTATGAAGCCAGAGTCTACGACAGTGTTTAGCTTCCCGATGGCATCACCACGTGGGGCGGTTACACGCACAATCCTGTCGGCTGTTGAACAGCTTGAGTTGTGGCTTACTTATCAGCGTCATTGGTGTGAACATAAACCAAGTGTTACTATAAATGTAAAAGAACATGAATGGCTTGAAGTAGCAGCTTGGGTATATAAACACTTTGATGAAGTGTCAGGCATTAGCTTCTTACCATTTGACAATCATACGTATAAACAAGCACCATATCAGGACTGTACAGAGGATGAATATGAGGCTATGATAGTACAGATGCCTAGAACAGTGAATTGGTCAAAGCTACAAGAGTTTGAGAAAGAAGATACGACATCGGGTGGACGTGAGTTGGCGTGTACTGCAGATGCATGTGAGATTGTAGATTTAAACGCAGCATGATTGAAGGGATAGACATGCCCACATGGTGGCAGTGGTGGTTAATAGTAGTCATCACTGCCAACACTTTAATTAATGTAACTGTCTTCTTTGTAGGACGCAAGTTTAAAAAGGGGGTTGACAAATGAGAGAACAAATGCTAGAAGTATTACGGAAACATGCCCAGGCTAATGTGGCCCTGCATGTTGCCAACATCGAGTGTTACTTGCGCAACCCAGTAGGGATTGGAGAACATTCAGACATAATGGAAGCAATGCAAGGTGAACTAGATAAAATTGCAGAACATGAAGATAGACTTGACATTCTGAACAACTACTTTAATGAATAAGTTGATCTGGAAACGGGGCGAGGATTGGGTGCAATATGACCCACCTCGTCATCACCCACAGTATGTAGAGTGGATTAAGCATAAGCAGAAACAAGAGGAGAAACAAAATGGCAGAAGAAAAGAAACAGATGGTTAATATTGATGGCACAGATTATGATCTAGATGATCTATCAGATACACAAAAATATATGCTGAACCAAGTCGCAAGTTTGAGAGGTCGTATATCAGATGCAAGGATGAATTTAGATCAATTGCAAGTTGCTAGTTCTGGGTTTGCAAAAATGCTTTCTGATTCTATGAAAGGGAACAATGATGAAGCGGCGTAATGGCCTTAGTAAATATGATGCCCCACTAAAAATACAATATCAATGGGGATACGATGCCTTTCATAAAGGCAAAGTAAGTAAAGGAGAGAAGGGTAGTTTCTTTCTTGGTGATAGCGGCATTGACCATAATACAATGCAGCATCGTGAGTGGCTACGTGGGTATAATGATGCCTATCATTCCAACTTGAAAAGAGTGCAACACAATGAACAAGCTAGAGCAAGAAGCTAAGAACTGGATGAAGGAGAAATATATGTATGGTATAACAGGGAAGGCTTATCAAACTATGGCTTGTGATACAGCCATCTTCCCCAAGCACAAGGCTATGGAGTATCTTACTCTTGGCCTTACGGGGGAGGCTGGCGAGATCGCTAACAAAGTTAAAAAGTTTATTAGAGATGGCGCACCACAAGATGAGTACGAGTCCAAGAAAATTGAGATTGGCTACGAGATTGGTGATGTTATGTGGTACTGTGCAGTGTTAGCACAAGAAATGGGAATGGACCTTGGACATATCATGGAGAACAATCTACAGAAATTAGCTGACCGCAAAGCTAGAGGTACTCTGTCTGGCTCTGGTGACAATCGCTAAGTTAAAATACTGGATAAAAAAATAGGGGGCTTAACGGCCCCCTTATTTAGTTGAAGTATCCTGATGATCTCATTTTTGTTAGGTACTTAGCATAATAAAGTAATTTTGTATAGTCATAATTACCGTCCTCTGGCACACCATGATTCTCGTGGTATACTTTCATGGCACGTTCTTTGTCAACCTTTTGTAGTCTATTCCATCCAGATTTTTCCATAGGATTAAATCCAAAGCGTTCCTTATACACAGGTTGCTTTGCATTGTACTCAACAATGTCCATAATATCGCTACGATATTCTTGTATTACTTGCTTCAAAAAATCTTTCTTTTCTTCCCTTGTTTTACTTTTGTATGTTTGACTAGCTTCTATTGCAGGTACGACATAATCTGTAATATATTCTCCCATAAATTCTGAAATAAGTGCATCTGCCTCTGGTACACCTGTCTTCTTATATATAATTCTACGGGATATTTTATTTTCTGCTAGTTCTCTTTCAAATCTATTTTTGCGTTCATTGTACAAAGCACCATACACTTGACGTGAAAATGGTGTGACTCTACGCAAATCTTCTGCGCGAGTTGGCGACTGATATATTTCTGACGGGTTAATATCTAAATGTTCTGACAAAAATTCTTCAATCTTATAGTTCATTGGTATACGTGCTAAAGAACGATTGACAAAGAAACTTAGCATGTCGGATGACTTTGTATCTTTTACAATACGTGCATCGTCTGGTGCTGCAAAAGTATTGTATGTATCTTGCAACATTGTCAGAGGAATTGTAAAGGTATTAACAATGTTTGCTGCAGAGGCAGTTAAAAATTTCTGTAATTTGTCTGGGTCATCTTCTGCCATGACATCACGAAACATAGCATCAAGTGCATATAAACTCATACCAGATTTAAATTGTGTGCCAGACAATGCTTGAATAGCATCCGCTAATTCATTATTGTCACCATACAATGGTCTATCTTGTTCTTTAAACCCTACTGTATTTGCAATATCTTGGTCAAGCGCACGTGCTACAAGATCGCCAACAAATAAGAATGGTGCTGCTGGGAAGAACGGACGCAAATCATATGTACTACCATCAGCTTTTCTGCCTTCATACCAATTTTCGCCAGCATGTTCTGACATGCGATACGCAACAGCACCCATCAACATACCAGTGCCTACCAAACCTTTAGCTAGTTCTTCATAGTTGTCTTGCCTCTTTGCAGCAAAGCGTACAAATCCAGCGTCCATTAAATACACAGGAGAATACTCGTAAGTAAACCGCATAGCGTTTGCAATAAAGCGAGGGAATGGTACAAGAGATGTTGTAAGGAATGGGGCTTTGTGAATGCCATCAATTAAAGCACGGGCTACTTGACTATCTGGAGTCTTCTGATAAGTAAAATACAAAGCATCTTCTACGGCTTTGTCCAGCATTACCTTGCCTTCTTTTGTACTATAAAAATTTTTAAATTGTCCTGTACGAACAATGTTACGAAGTTCAAATTGCTTTGCGTCTGCTTTTGTTTTGTTACCTAAACGAATTTCTTTTGAAAATTGTTCATTAAGTTGTCTCTTTAAGCTACCAACAAATGCTGCTCTTTTAAATAAGTTATCGGATGCTTGGTTTAATGCATTCAGATTCGCACCAATTGCTCTCATCTTTCCCATCTTCACACCACTAGCCATGTCTGTAGTGTCGGCTATGTCCTGCAACTCCCTAAACATTTGACTAGCTTTAGCAGAAAAACCAGATTTAAATATAGCTTCAATAGCCATAGACTCTTTTTTATTTGTAATGCCAAAGAATACAGAAAATATATCTTCATTTGCTTTATGTAGCAGAGACTTTTCACCCGGCAACACCTTAGATATACCTCTGTCTACAGCCTTTGTTAGCACGTCAATACCAACACGAGACACACCCGACACTGTGT